AGATTTATATTTTTTAATTTTATCTGATATTTTTGATAATTCTGTATTTTGATTATCTAATCCTAAATCTTTTAATATTTGTGTAGCTTGTACAATATTTTTTTCTATAACATCTAATTTTGGTAAATCATTTTTAATTAAAGATTGTTTGTTTTTAGCACCTTCAATATCATTATAAAATGCATCGTAAAGCCCACTAAAATCCTTATCTATAAAATTAAAATCAGATTTAATATCATCTAATAATCCAAGTTCTACTTTTTGACTTTCTAAATTTACTTTAGCAACTTTGTCAGTATGTTCTAATTTTTTAAAAACATTGTTTAACGTACTCATTTTATTTATTTGTTATTTATTAGTATTTGTTTTATTTTTTCAATCAATTCTTGTTCTGCATCTTGTTGCAAGTTTAATTCTGCTTTTTCAGAAAAATATCCCTCTATGCTATACCCTTGATATTTACCTTCTTTAACATCATTCCAAACTTCATCATTGTCTATTCTTTGAACAACAACCCAAGCACCTTCAACTGCATTTAAATTATAAATAGCTGATTTATCTTTTTTAATATCTTCAACTATCCAACTTTCAATTGTATAAACACCTTCTGTTTTCTTTTCGTGTTCTAATGTTGAATTATGTATTTTAAGTTTCTTTAAATAAATTCTGATGCTTTTCTAACTGTATCTTTTGAAAATCTAATGTTGTATTCATAATCACCATTACGTCTGTAAATATCTTTTTCAGGAATTAAAGCTAAACCAATAACTATTCTTTTATCTTCATCAATAGTTTTTAATTCTACTTTGTGTTCATTTAGTGCAACCCAATTTTCTTCAATAGCTGGAAATTTAACTAAACTAATAGCATCAATTCCATCTTGAATATTTTCTTCGTCTATATCTAAATAAATAGTTTCTAACTTTTTCATTATGCTTTTTTTTAAAAATTAAATTATTTATATTTTGTTTTAAATAAGTATCATTAAGTCTGTTTTTATTAGTTAATGATACTTTTAAGTAACATTATCCTAAAGTAGCGTTTTGCACTATACCTCTATTTAAACCTTGTTGTGTAGTTACATCCGAACCAACAACAAATGCTTTTATTGGTTGACTATCTCTATTAGCTATACTTTCTGCTATTTGATTTGCACCACCTTGACCAACTACATTAAAACTTGGCGCACTTGGAGTACCGCCAGTTGAAGGAGAAGCACTACCACCACCACCGCCATTAGGTGTTTTAACTGCTAAAATCTTTTTAACAGATGCGTAACCTGAAGCTAATGCACCAGCTGCTGCAACTGCTCCCAAAGCAATACCTACGGGTCCTGGAACTGCTGATACCATTCCTTTAAATGCTGAAACTCCGGATTGTATTGTGTCTATTGTTGTTGCTGCTATTGCTGCTGCTTTTCCAGCTGCTGTACTTTCACCTAATAAAGTTGCTGCTGTTTTAAGACCAGATGACATTGATTGTAATGCTTTTTGTTTTGCTGCTGCTTCTTCTTCTGCTATTTTAACCCTTGCATCTTTATTTTCTTTTAGTAATTTTGTACGTTCTTCTTCTGATATATTAGTAGCTTCAGTTATTAATCTTTCTTGTTCTGTTAATGCTTCTAATTTTGTTTCAAAAGTTGCTTTATCATTTTCAATAATTAATTGTTCTTTTTCTAATTTTTTATTAAATCTATATGTATCAATTTCATCTTGTGTAAGTGTAATTTGATTTTCTATTTCTTGTTTTTTAGTAGCGTATTCATTTTCAGCATCTATTCTTGCTTGTGTACCTTCTTTAGTTGTGTTAATTACGTTTTGTAATCTTTCTAATTCTTGTGTTTGTGCAAATTCTAATGCTGATTTTTTAGCTAATAAAATAGCTTCTTCATCTTTTAATCTTTCAGCATCAAATTGTTTTTGGTCTATTGCTAATTGTGTTTCAGCTTCATTTTTGCTTTTTGTTAAATCTAATAGTTCTTTATTAAGTGCTAAATCATTTGCTTTTTGTTCTGACCTTAATCCTTCTATTTGTGCTAATACACCTTCCCTATTTGCTAAAGCATTAGTTAAAGCAACTTGATTTTCTATACTTTTGTTTTGTTGTAATGTAGCATTTGCAGCAGCTATTTGGGCATCAGCAGCACCAAGCATAGCTTTTTCTTGATTGTTTAAAACATTTTTTAAATCATTATTAGCTTTTATTCTATCATCAACACTATTCCTTTCTTCATCTCTAATTTGTCTTAATTTTTCTGCTTGTCTATCATATTGTTCTACTAACCTTGCTTGATTTGCTTCTGCTAATTTTGCGTTATTTTGTAATTGTGTATTTGCTTTTGCTTGTTCATAAGCAGCAGAAACAGATATTTTAGAAACACCATCAATAGTTCCTTCAACAACTGCGCCTACTTCACTAATAGCTGTACCAATATTATTTGCAACTTTCTTACCAGCTTCTAATGCATCTTTACCAACTTCAACAATATTATCTTTTGTAGTTGAAATTCTTTTATTTAATTTTTCTATTGTTTTAGCATCACCATCACCAAAGAAACTTTCTTCCCAAGCAAGTTTTGCTTCATCAATAGCTAAAGAAATTGAATAAAAACCTAATTTTAAAGGTGTTAATGATAGTGTAATTAAACCAGATATTACTGCTGATAATCCTTTAAAGCCATCACTTGATTGATTTACTTTTTCAACAACTGAAACAACAACATCAACAACTTTACTAAATACATTTACAACAGTACCCATAGCAGTAGCGACTGTATCAGCAACTTTTTGATTGCTCATAAATACTTCTTTCAATGTACCCATAGCACTAATCACAAGACCAATGCCCATAGCTTTAATTGCTAATCCTACACCTTTAAACCCATCAGCTAAAGTCTTTGTACTTTTCTCAACTTCATCTGTACTTTTACCAACTTTTTTTACTTCATCAGTTGTATTATCTAAATTTTTATTTAAAGATTTAATTTCTTTAGTTACATCATCAATGTTACTATTTATCTTTAAATTTATTTCTTTGTTTTCCATTCTCTTTTTATTTGTTTAAATGTTCTTGACCAAGTTGTTGGTAATTCATATTTACCTTTTGCAATTTCTATTGTTTCTGATTGTCCGTAATGCTCATCTAATTGTAGCATTTCAAGTATTAACTTTATCATATTCCAGTTTGTGTTACAATTATATTTTCAAGTTTTGCTGTTGAACCACCTATTTTATATTGTATTGTTATTAATTCAGTCCTATCTAATCCAGTTGTGTTTTCTGGAACTGTAACTGTTAATGTTATATCACTTATATTATTACTTGGGTCACTATAAATCAAATATCCAGTCGAAGTTTTTACATTAAAACTATCATAATCATTTAAGTATATTTCTAAATCAAATGTTAATTCTTCTTTGTCTGTTTGAATTATATCCATACTTGCAAATCTATAACCTACTGTACTTGCTGCATCAACACCTCTGTAATCTGTTAATAGTTCTAAATCAGTTTCTCCAGTTGTTAAATCAGTAGTAAATGAATTTATAATATATCTTTTATTTCTTATTACTAATCTATCATTTAATGCAATTCCTAAAGGTATTCCAGCACCATTTGTTACACTACTTCCTAATAAACTTGGTGGCAATAATGCTTTTGCTTTTACTAATCTTGTTTTTATGTTATAAAGATTATCTATAAAGTTTTTATAGTGTCTAAAATACAATCCTTGTGGTGCTAATTGGTTTAACCAACTTGATTGTTCATTACCAAAATTCATTGTCATTAATTGAGAATGTGTAACATCTGTTGGCATATTATCGTATTCATTTGAGAAACGATTATAAGCATTTATTTGTGTTGCTGCCCCTACACTATTAGTTACATAAATTTGGTCTGTTCCAGTTAAACCGGTTACTCTTTGACTTAAATAAATAAGCATAGGTTTTGGAATATAAGGTTTTTGGTCTTTGTCTATTAAAGTTGCAGTCTGAAATAATTTTCCTTGTTTTGGAACTTCAAATAAAACATTTTCAAATGGCAGTTTAATATCATAAGTAGAGTTCTCTGTAATCCTTTCTGAATTATAAATTAAGTCACCATAGTTTTGTTGGTATAAACCTTTATACGCTTCATTTAAGATGTTTTTACTCTCCTCATAAGTAAAGTTAATACTCTTGAATAACTTTGGCTTATTTATGCTCATTTCATTTTCGTAAGTGTACTCTGTTATATCCAAAATCTTACCAGCATTGTAATACATTTCAAGTGGTAAAAACTCATAAGTATTATTCTGCCTTGGAATAATCATTAAATTAAATGCTTTTATTATACCAGTTATAAAATCTATAATTTTCATATCTGGCATATAATTACCTATATTTATTATAGAACTTATATTATTAATTAAATTTGTTATTACTCTAGATTGAGTTGTAACAAAATTACTAGTAGTATAATTAAAATATTGTTTTTGATAAAATAAAGATGCATTGTAAGTTAATGGAGAAGTCGCTGATAATTTAAAAGTATATCTATGATTTGCAGTTGGGTCATCTCTTCTTCTTACTCTATCAACTTGTATATCTTGAATTCCAGTTTGTGTAATTGTTGAAAGTAAAACCCCGTTTTTATATGTATATAAAACATAAGGAATAGTAGTAAAACCAGCATCTGGATTTACCCTAACAAATACTGTAAAATTTTGAGTGTTTCCACTTGAACTACCCCATCCCCAATTTGTTGTTAAAGTGTCTGTTGTTAAATTGAATTCTGGGAATGTTGGTGTATTAGGCGAAGAAGTTACAACAGAAGTAAAATTTAAATTTTCTGGCTGTGATATATATTCCATTTTTAAACTTGGCTTTAAATATAAATACAATTCAATCCATTGTTGTAAATTAAAAAAACTTCCATTAAAATTAACTCCATATTTTGCTTCTATTCTTGCAAATATATTTTGTACTGTTATTGCTGGAAATAACTCATTCCATTTTATTGCCCCTCCTACTGTAGTTATATCTGTTGGACTTCCATCTTGATAACTATATTTATTTGCGTTGCCTATTAAAGGATATCTAACATTAAAAAAACCAGTTATCCTATTTCTTACCTCTGATGAAGTATAAATATGGTTAAAACTTGAAAAATCTAAACTTTGTAGTTTATCATCTTTTATTATATCTTTTAACTGCACCAAGTTTCCATAAAACGTAACTGTATAACTTTCAATAAATCCGTCTTTTTTGTCTGCTTTTTCTAATTGAATAGTTCCATCTTTAAATCTATGTGTGTTTACTTCGATATAAGCATCGTATCTCATTCTATGGTCAAAACCATTATCGATACTGCTTTCGTACCAATGCGATAAAATTTGATTATTATTCTTTGATGCTGGAATAGTAAAAGACTGCGTGTAGTCTGTATATAATTTACCTATGTCGTTTGCGTTCCCAATTTGTGAAGTGATGCTAATTTTTTCATCTTTGAATAAATCTAACCTTTGGTATTCACTTTTGTATATTTCAAAATCATCTCCATTCGCTAATGGTATTGCAGTTTCAAAATCTATTTTAGTAGTATCGTTACCAGTTATCCAAGCTATTAATCCAGTGCTATCGCCAGAAATAATTTTAACATAATGACCTAAATATTGATTTGTGGTCATTGTCAAATTAGTACTCATTCCCAAAAATGGCGATGAATTATTTGCAGTAGTTTTGCCAGCAATTTCTAAAGTATTTTTCTTAATATAAACTTCTGTACTTAATTTCATTATACGATGTTATTAATTAGTTTATTTGCAAAGTCAAACTCTAAAGTATAATTAATAGTTTTATCATTAAGAGATGTTTTCTTTTGCATACTTGTGGTCTTAATTGTAACCGGTGTTGCTGGGTTTAACAATATAGTATCGCTTAACATCATTTGCTCAATCCACTCGTAATAATCTTCTGTAACCCATCCAGTATTTACTTTTAAACTTCCATTTCCGTTTATATTAAATGGCTTTGTCTGTCCTTTACGATAATCATAATCAACCTCTTTTTGCATTAAAGCATAATCGCTATTTTTAACATCAATAGAATTGTAACTTGCTTTGAAAAATGCAAATTGATTCCAACCTCCTAGCTTATTTACGAACCACATTATTTGAATAGGGTATTTAGGCTCACATATTTTTTCAGTTTCTATTTTATAAATATTTCCGTATTTTTCACTATATATTTCAACTCTTACACTTTCTTTATATATTAAAGGAATTGCGTAATTAAAAAAATCATTATCTCCAGAATAAAATATTTCTCCTTTTAAAGCAGCTTCATCTTTATCTATCCATATAGCAGTATATTCATCTGATGTGTCTTTACATATAAAATTATAATAAGGTATAGTAGTACTCCAATATACTTTTATTAATGGATTTGCAAGTAATAAATAATCTTTTTCTAGTGCTGGATAATAATTTAGTCCCTGTTCTACTGTTGAATATCCATTTACTGCACAAAAAGAAACTGTATCTAACAAAGTAAATTCAGTTTCATTTGTTTCATAAAAAGTCTTGTATTCTCCTATGCACCATTCCTTATTATCGGCTTGAGTTATTGTACTTGACGAATATTGCAATTTAAACTTATCTATAAACTCTAAAATAAATGGCGATATATTATAATTGGTTTCTCTTTGTGTTACAGATGCAATTCCTTCACTCATTATATAAGTTGCATTTGTAGGTCTTGTACCTCCCTTATTCCAAAGTCTTAATTCAACCTTTGTTCTTATTTGGTTTGCCTCGTTTATAACAACTTGATAAGGACTTCTAGCTAATATTACATTTATTGCCATATTATTTATTTGTTATTGTATAATCTATTAATGTTTCTATATCGTCTCCAAATGCTTTTATTAAATCTGTATCTATGTATTTTTTATATCCAGCTTCAAATGGTTTTGTAAAAAATAAAGAAGGTTTAATTCCCCTTGCCCATACATTCTTTGCTATAATATAACCTATTGATTTATAATTGCCTTTTACAAATTTACCTTTTGCATCACGTAATCTTATGTTTCTAAACTTTGCCCATTGTTCAAATGGTGCTGAAGGTATTCTTCTTTTAAATTTAAATCTACTATTCGGTGCTTGTTGCCCTTTTACTTTTGCGTTAGGTGATACTTGTGTTGGGTCTGCACCTTTAACACCTTCATCTTGATAAAAACCATAATCAGGCATACTAAAGCCTAATAAGAAATAATCTTTTTCAAATAGTATTTCACCTTTAATATTATTATAAAGTTGTTTAGAAACGTTCTTATTGCTTTTAGAAAGGTTACTTCTTGCTTGTTGAATAACATATTTCTTATATGCTTCTAAAACTTCTTTTGTAGATGTTAAATTATTAGCATTCATCTTCACAACTTGTCATTTCATTAGCAACCATAACATCAAATGTAACTGTCCAACCAGCTATCTTGTTTTCAAACCTATCTACAAATGGTTCACAATTTGGTGTGCCTTGTAACTGGTATAAATCATCATATAAAGTTCCACGTCTTAATACTTCTAACAATCTATTAATAACCATTAGTTGTGTATGTAATACATCTTGTTCATTATCATTTGTTAAAAACTGGTCTGTTTGTTCAGTCTTACTAAAGTCAACAACATCCATACATAGAACTGATATATTAAACAACCAAGTGTTGCCATTGTATGTTGCATTGTTTACAATAATATGCGACAAAGGAAATATAGTTTGCTTGTTTAAATCTATTTCAAATATATCACCAGATGAAACTGTGTTTACAAATACATCTTTATATAGTTGGTCTTTTATTGCTGTTGTTATTTGATAAAATCCTTTCATTATTTACTTCTTATTAATTCAGTTTCTATTTCGTTCTTTTCTTTTTCAAATGTTAAAAATGTTAATGCAACTGAAAGTTTAAGTCTGGAAACATCTTCAAATCTTCTAACGTCTCCTTGAGCAATAGCATAGAATGATGAATACCAACCCCATTTACTTCCAAATTGTGATTGTTTACTATATTCTGAAATTCCTTGTTGTTCTCCAAATAGTGTATCGTAGACTTCAGTAATTCGTTGCCTAAAGTGTAAAAAAAAACAACAGCACCTAATACAACATCAACTGGTGCATATTTCATTGCATCACAATAAGTATAGCTTCCATTGTATTCTTCAATCTGATATTTATCTTTTAACTTCTTTGTTATTGGTCTATATAAAACTGCCATAGCATTATGCATCTTATCCCAATCACTTATGTATTTATCTAAATCAGTATATTCACCAAGTGTAATTTCATCAAGGTTAGTTATAAAACCAAATTCAGTATTACCTAATTTAAATGTTCTTTTTAAATCATATTTTTGTGTGAATAGATTTGATAGGTTACTTGTTATTTCATTAACATCTTTAAAACTTATTTTAGCAGCATTCTTTAAATCTATACCGCAAAATATTTCTACCATTTTATGTTGAATAAACTCACCATCAGGATTATCTTTAGCTATTGATAAAAACTTTTGATATTGTTCTAATGTTATTTCATCTAAACTTGTTGGTATTGTAATCTGTAACTTCATTGTTTTTTATTTAAAAATAAAATAAAGTTCAAATTGTATTAAACAAAAAAAAGACCTACATTTCTGTAAGTCTTAATTCAACCATTATTAATCAAAATTTAAACCAATTCTTCTACACTTTCTATTTTTCTATAAACTATATTCATATCGTAAAATTTTTTCATAGCATCTATTTCATTATAAGCATAGACTTCTATTTCTACATCTGTGCTTTCATCATTACGTTGTGTCCAGTAAGTTATTCTATATTTTTTCATATATGTGTTCATTTGTTTTTTATTTGATACAAATGTAATTATATTGTTTTAAATAAAATACATTTTAACATTTCTTTAACTATCAAAGTTTTCATCATATATCATTCCAATATGTAAATCAATTAATGCTAAACACTTTCTTTTTATTTCTTTAATCTTATACGTATCTTTTTCATCAATCATATACGTATCAAAACCTTCAACTGCATTTAAAGCACTATTGCACATAGATATTATTTCATACCTTGTATCACATTGTTCAAACTCCATATTTTCAAATATATCTTCTTCTTCTTTCATTACTTTTTGTGTCAATATAAACCCTAATTTTAATACTTATGTTACAACAAAAGGTAATCACTAGCTACACTATACATTTGTTTCATCTTTTTAATTTCACCTACATTTCTTGGTAAGTTAATCTGAACTTCTATTCCTTTAACGTGATGTATATAACATTGTATTGCTGCTATTATTTGTCCGTAAGTCATTAGTAAAATGATATTATAATGTTATTTTGCATATATTTTAAATATTAAAAGTATTAAATACACTTAAAATAACAATATAATGTTATTAATATATAAAGTAATTACCTTTATGTGGGTTTTCTAATTGACTTGTTATAGCATAACGCATTGCATCAATAGCGTGATTGTATGCATCTATTGGTCTATTCATTTTAATTCCTGTCTTATCAGTTTGCCAAATGTAGTTTCTTAATTCGTTAATTAAGTTCTTGCTTCTTGATGTAACATAAACTTTGTTTTGATTAATTAAATTAAGACCAAATAAGATACTATCTTTTCCTTTTGTAACTGGTAATACATTATGACCATAACTATTTAATTCAGCTATTGATTTTGGCTCAGCACTATCAGCGTAAACAATTTCGTTTACATTATTTGCTTTTAACAAATTAGATATTTCACTATTTAATAAACCCTTTTTATAAATTACTTCATCAAATATATATGCATCATTGTATTTATACATAGTTACTAATGATGTTGGGTCATTTGAATATCCAAAATCCATTCCGTAACATAATATTCTTGCATCAGTTGGTAAATCTATTTCTTGCCAATCTGGAATACATACACCTTCTAAACTTCCTGTTTGACCTAATCCATAAACTTGCCACCAGTTTGCCCAATATGTAGATGTTAATGCTTTTACTTTAGCTGCTTCTATTTCATTTACTATTGTTTCTGATAATGCTTCATTGTCTAAATAAGTCAATGTAATAAAATCAGTATCGTTTTGCGTTAGTATTTCTTTATCAACCCAAAATGCTGAAGTAGGATTATAATCTAACCATATATCACCTGATGTTCTAATTGCTAATTGATAGTAACTTTCAAAATCTATATTGTTGCACTCGTTTACATATAAAATGTTTCTTCTTGCACCTCTTAATTTATCTGGTTGGTCTACACTAAAAAATTCAATATAACTTCCGTTTGCAAATGTGTACTTTAAAGTACTTTTATTAAACTGTGCATCATTATACCTACCTAATGCCATTATAATCTTTAAGAAGTCTTTTAAAGCACCTCTACGCAAATGTGGTATGCTTTCAGATACTACACTTATTTCTAAATTTGGTTCTTTAATTGCTTTATCAATTAACAAAGGCAGAATACCAAATGTTTTACCAGCTGATGTTCCACCTCTAATAACTTTAATACGCTTCTTTAAACGCAATAACTTTTTAATTGCAGTAGTAAGTATAAACTCCATAAGATAGTTTCTTAAACCTCGTCTAAATCAATATTAAAGATAGGCTGTTCATTACTTACAGTTATATCTTTTGTTTCTCTTGGTTTACCAGCATAATAGTTATAAAATAATTGTGTGAATTTAAAATCACCAGCATCCAATCCAGCTTCTAATGCTTTAAATGCTTTTTCTTCTAATGGTTTTAATTTTTCAATTAGTTTTATTTCTTCTGCTTTTGATGGTCTACCAGCACCTTCTCTTTTGCCACCATAGTTATTATCATTCATCTTGAAAAAATTTGTTTATTCAAATTAAAAATAAACATTTTTGTTTATTGTTTATATAACTTTGCTAATTCAATAGCTATTTCTTTCCAATCAGTTCTACCTTGTTTAATATAACCACTTACTACAAATCTATTATATGCTTTTGTATATTTGTTATATAGTATGTATGCTCTTTGTTCTGGTGTCATAATTTTTCTATTTCTTGTTTAACTTCTTGCCAATATATTGCAACATCTTCTTCTAAATAAAATTCAGATATAATTTCATCAACTGCTATTAATGCACATTGTTTGATTTGATTATCAAATACAATAGGATTACCAAAATCTTTGTTTAATAAATCATCATACTTGCTGTATAATTCATCTGCTTTTTCTTTTGCTGTCATAATTTCTCTATTTCTATTTTTACTTTTTCCCAATATTCTTTTGTTACTGTTTCATCATAGTCACTATAATCACAAGCAACTTTTATTAATTCATCAACTGCTATTAAAGCACATTGTTTTGCAAAACTTATAGGAACATATAAATGTTTACCTAAATTATAATATAATAAAGTTATTTCTTCTGCTTTTTCTTTTGGTGTCATAAGTTCACTTGTATTTTCATTGTTGCACAACTCATTTTGTGATTATCATTTTCTAAATGACAATATTTACATTTACCATTAGGATAAAACATATCACAATTATCTGCATCACCTTCTCTATTAAACATTCCATACGATTGCCAATATTCTGATGCTGGTGCTGTAAACCTGTAACAGTATTGTTTTGATGGACACAAAGCGTCATTACATTTTGCTATATCTGCCATAACTAAAATTTTATATCTATTATTACTAATACTAATGCTATTGATATTTCATATCTACCAATTACAATTCCTAAACTAAATCTGTCTGTGTAGTTTGTTTCTATTCTCATCTTATTAAAGTTTAATGTTTCTATTCATTTTATATAATGCTTGTAACCTTTCTACAATTATTTGCCATTGTTCTGTTCCTTCTGTTTCTAATAATAATTCTTGTATGTTGTTTACTATGTTGTAATTGTTTCTTGGTTTTTGTAAGTTAGTAATTGTTTCTTGCAAATTTTCTATTTCTTCTGTTAGTTTCATTACATCTATTTGTAAACTTTGTATGTATTCATCTTTTGACATATCTAATATATGTTCTGGTGATGCATAATTTAATCTTTGCATTATTTGTTTTCTAAATAGTTTTAGTGTTGGATTAAACTGCTCAAACATATCATAGTTCTTTAATGAATGTAATACTGTTGCGTGGTCTTTTCCTACTGAAGCACCAATAGATTTTAAAGACTTCTTTTTATCTATTTGCTTTAATACTTTATAATAGATTGCACGTGCTTCTATTGTTTCTCTTTTACGTGTTACTTCATTTATATCTACACCTGTTATTTCTTGTATTGCTTTTTTTAATTGTAATGTTATTTGCGTTTCCATCTAATTTTTATCTTTTGTTTTTTACTTTGTTTTATTAATTCTGTTAGTATGTTAAATAATACTATTTCTAATGCTAAATGTATACCTTGACACTCTTCATATAATTCTTCAGCTTCATATTCTTTTAATATAAACCTTATTTGTTCAATAGTCATTCCTTGTTCTATTTCATATAAGGTTATATTATAATGTTCTGTTGCTTTATCATTCATTAGAATAATGTTTCCTGTTGTTTAGATATTAATGTTTTTGCAAATCCAAATTCTTCTATTTCAGAAAATTTTTGATATTCATTATCAATCCAGTTAGTAGCAAGTTTATGAAAGTTCTTTTTAATTTCAAATCCAAATGCTTTTCTTTTTAATTCTTGTCCTGCAATTAATGTACTTCCACTTCCTGCACAAGGGTCAATAACAACATCACCTTCATCAGTAAATATTTTAATTAAAGTTTTTAATAATTCAACTGGTTTTTGTGTTGGGTGTATCTTTTCACTTTCATTATCTCTTGGCCAGTCAATACAATTAAATATCATTTTACCATTGTTATTAAATTTTGGCAATCTATCTCTATATAAAATTAAACCATATTCACAATTACCTACAACTTTCATATTTGCTTTTAATACTTGTGCTGAAAAGTTTTTTCTAAATACTAAATTTATATAATTATTTAATCCATATCTTTTGGCTAATTCTATTAAATACATTTGCTGGTCAAAAGCACAAAATATAATCATACAAGGAGCATTACTTTTTTGTCTTGCTTCACCTTCAACTTTTGGTTTCTTTGTTTCTTGCTTTAACATAGTTGAGCAAAAATGCATAAACTCTGCTGGTCTAAAATCTTCATCAGTATCAAAAAAACTTTTACCAGCCAATTCACTTTCTCCATTTGAGTTGTCACCATCTTTATACCAAGCTGGATTACTTGCATAAGCATTGTTTCCTAAATTATATGGTATATCTGCTATAATTAATTGTGCTTTAGGAATAGCATAAGTTTTATAGTTTTGAAAATGATTGTTAAATATTTCTGCTTTTTTCATTTTGTTTTTATTTTTTATTTTTTAAAGTATTCCTCTTAATACATATTGGTTTAAATCCATATCTTCTTTACCAAAGAAGTATTTATAGTTAGATATTGCTTGTTCTAACTTTGCTTCACCTTTTGCATAAAATTCATCACTACATTCAAATATTGCTATATCTAAACTTCCTTTGTCTATTGCAACAAAAAGAAAGTCATCAACACAAAACATCTTTTTATATAAATACGCTTGTAAATCATAGCTATATTTATCAGCACTATATCTAAAGTCTTTAACACCTGTTGTAGTTTTTAAATCTATAATCATATTTGGTTTTAATATATCTGCTTTTGCTCTAAATGGAATTCCATCAATCATTTCAATAGCTGGTATTTCAGTTTGTGATTTACTCATTAAACTCATTACTTCATTGTTCTTTGATAAAGCATCAGTTAATCTTTCAGCATCATTGTATTCTTTTCTTGTATATACTTCTAAACCCTGTTCTTTTGCAAGTTTGTATTCTTTTCCTGCTTTAGTTGCTACATCAACAATTACTAAATCATTTAACTTATGTGGTTCTAATATCATTGTATGGAATAGTTTGCCATCTCTTAATGCTTGGCTTTCATCAGAACCATATTGTGTTACATATTTATATGTTTTAGGCGAAGATATAAGCATTTTAGCTGAAGAACTACTTAAAGCATTTTTACCTAAATATCCATAATAGAAACTATCATTATACATATTGTCTAATAGTTCTTGTTTATCCCATTGTTTGTTGTCAAAAGTTGTTATCATATTATCTAATTTTAATGTTGTTTAATAAATCATAAGTGTTATCCATATCTAAAACTTCCCTAATTTGTTGTGCATAGTTATCTGATGCATTCCATTCGTTAATTAAATCTTTTTTA